GCACTGCGCGTACATCGTCTTGAACGTCGGCGTTTGCGCCTCGCTGTTGCGGATGCGCATGCGCTCGCCGCAGGCCGGGCATAGGCATTTGTATCCGCCGTTGTTGGCTACGCTCACGGGTTCCCCTCCCCAATTCCGTGCCGTGCTTACGGCTGCTGGCTGTGCAGCACGATGACTGCGTTGATTTCCTCATGGCGGGCGGCCATGTGGCGGTGATGCGCGGCGAGGATGACCTTGCGTTCGTCCTCGTCGATGTAGCCGTTTTCCAGCGCCTCGCTGAGTATCTGGTCCACCGCGCCGCGCAGCACGGCGGTGCGCATCGAGCGTTCGTAGAGCGCCAGGTTGTCCAGGTCGCCCGGGTTGGCATCCGGTACGAACACGCCGCCGTACATTGCAGCGACATACTCTGGAAAGAAGCGCGTGCCGGCCTGCTGCTCGAGCAGGTGGATCTGCTCGTCCGAGAGCGGCTTGCTGCCGGCGTTCTCGTAGAGGTGGTTGTCGAACTTCTTGACGTCCATGCCCAGGCGCGCTGCGGCGCATTCGCGGCCGCCCGGGTAGGCGCACACCACGGCACTCATCATCTGGCGGCGGGTTTCTAGGATCGGGCGCTTCATGTTCTTGTTTCTCGCTGGGCCAGGTGCCATTACTGTGAAATCACAGCGCCGATATCGCTGGCGCGGCGCCCGTACTGGTCGGGCACATCCGCCACGCCTTCCTTGATGCCCAGCAGCACGGCGGCTCGGTGTGCCTCGCCGCGCCGGCCTTTCTTACGGCCGTTGAGCAGATCGCTCACGAGGTTCTTGTTGAGGTTGTGCTGGCGACTGAACTCAGCGATGGAAACGCCCACGCGATCCAGATTTGCGCGGGCTTGCTCGGGTGTCAGGGGGGCGTGCATAGTGTCCATATGTGTTCGTTCGTGTTCATCTGCTGCCCATTATGCACAAGCATTTGGGCAGGTAAAGGACTTTTGCTTGAAAATTTGTGCAGCCGACGATGCGGTGGGAAAAAGCGTGGGCGAACGCCTGCGTGAGGAGCGCACTCGGATCGGTCTCAACCAGGACGATTTCGCCAAGCTCGGCGGAGTGAACCGCAATACCCAAGGCAGTTACGAAAAGAATGATCGGAGCCCGGACGCCAGTTACCTAGCCAAAGTGGCGGGATCGGGCGTGGATGTTCTCTACGTGCTCACCGGCCAGCGTGCTGCCCCCAGCGAGGCCGATCTGTCCGGCGACGAATCGGAGCTGCTGAACCACTACCGCTCGATGCCCGACCAGGACCGCGCCGCGATGCGGCGCCTGGGCTCGGCGCTGGCCGAGTCAGCAGGCAAATACACAACGGGGAAGGCCCGCGACAGCTAAACCAGTACACAGGGAGTGCAACGATGGATGGATTCGTTTGGTTTCTCGTCATGGTCGGCGTGGTGGTTGCGTTCGTCGGCATGGTGCGCAAATCGAGACGCGAAGCGCAGGAGCGGCGCGAGCTAGAGGACCGCACGACACGCCTCGCGCAAGGCGTTGCCACCCCCGCGCGGCGTTCGCCGGCGCCCGCTGCCAAGCCTAGCCGCGCCATGCGCACCGGCTGGAGCCTGGGCGAAGTGGCGTTCACCTATGAGGACTCGGCCGGCGACGTGACGTTTCGCACCGTCACCCTGCACTCGGTGACCGCCACGCACCTCAAGGGCGAATGCCACGACCGCGGCGCGGAGCGCACCTTCCGCGTCGATCGCATCATCGGCGACGTGGTTGACCTGGAGACGGGCGAGCTTCTGCGCCCGCGCAGCCTGGCCCGCCATTTCGGCTGACGGAACTATGCACCGTTCCGCCTGTCGCTGTTCCACCTGCAAGGAGACGCAGCCATGACCACCGTTCACGCCACCCACGACGACCTGCCCGGCGCCTTCGGCGAGCGCCTCGCCCAGGAGCGCAAGCGCCTCGGCCTGGCCATCCATGAGCTGGCCCATCTGGCCGGCATTACCGACTACCAGCAGAAGCGGTACGAGAACGGCACCTCGACGATGCCGATCGACTATCTGCAGGCGCTGGCCGCGCACAGCGACGCCGACGTGCTCTACATCATCACCGGCACCCGTAGCCGCTGAACCACCCACACAAGGACGTTCCCATGCGCAAGATCCTGCTCGGCCTGCTGCTGGCCAGCCCGCTCGCCCTCGCCGCTCCGCCGAAGCTGATCAGCTCCGACGAGCTCGGCGCCGACTGGCCTTTCACCACCGAGGAAATGCACCTGCAGTGCCTGCCCGGCAATGCCGTGGTGGTGACCGATCCGGAATCCGGGCGGATGTACGCCGTGAACGGTGCGGCGAACGGCAAGGCGCGCGCACTGGCCCTTGAGCCGCTTGCCACGGTGTGGCGTGATGACCCGGCGATCAAGGGCGCCAAGGTGCCTGTCGGCCAGGTGCTGGAGCGCGGGCTCGCGCTTTGCCAATGACCCCGCGCGGTCTGTGCGCATTGTTGACGCGTTGGCAAAACGCCAGCCCTCATATACTGTATGGCTATACAGTATTTGCGTATGGAGTTCGCGCATGTTGTCGAGTCAGAAGGAAGTCCGTCAGCTGGTCCAGGAAGTGCAGCAGGAGGTGGTTGCGCTGACCCAGACGGAGCGAATGCTGCTGCGCTGGTACCGCCAGTGCTCCCCCGAAGACCGCGCGCATGTGGTGCGCTTCGTCTCCGCGCTGGCCGAGACCGGCCAGAAACACTAAAGGCGCCGCTCGGCGCCTTTTTCATGCCTGCCCGGGCTCAGGCTAGGGTGTTGGCGGTGGCGCCCTGGCTGCGCCACCAGCGCTCGACGGCCTCGATGACGGCCACTTCCTGGACGTAGGACAGCGCGGCGAGCTTCTGCTGCAGCGCGGCGGGGTCGACGTCCCATTTCTCGGCGAGGCCGTCCTCGACCGAATCCTCCCAGCCCATCGCCAGGCTGCCGCGGATCAGCTCGGCAGGCTCGCTGAGCGTGCCGTTGAGCATGTCGCGCAGGGCGTTCCACTCGGCTTCGCTGAACTGTTTCTCGATGCGCTCGCGGCGCAGGATCTCGGCGTAGCGGTCGCCGATGACATTGACGCGCTTGCTGGTGGTGATGCCCGTCTCGTCGCCGGTCACGCCGATGATGGCGTCCAGCTGCGGGCCGATGTGAATGCCGGCTTTCTTGGCCATGGTGGTGCTCCAGGTGAGAGCCCCGGCGGCTGGCCGGGGCGGGTCAATTACAGGTCGCGGCTGCTCTCGGAATCGCAGAAGGCGTGCCAGGCAGCCTCGCCCTCGCGCTGGACGATCGCTTCCAGCTCCTGCTCGTCTTCGAGGGAGTCTGCCCAGACGGTGCGGCTGGCGTAGCCGGCCAGGTCGCAATGGTAGGAGACGTGCACGTCGTCGGTAGCGAACCCGGCACGTTGCAGGGCCTCGCTCAGGCGGCCCTCGAGGAACTCGGCGTAGGCTTCGCCGGCGGCGTCGATGTCGTTCCACTCGGCGCCAATGCTGTCGGACAGGATTTGAATGCGGACGGTTGCTGCTTTCATGGTGTTGCCCTCTGTGCATGCCGTGACGTTGTGCCCGGCTTCTTCAGTGGCGGGTGCGTTGCGCGCCCCGTTGATGTGAATAATAGGTGCACCATTGGTGCACCGTCAAGCACTGATGGCAAATTTCCGTGCTCACATGCACATCGGCGCGTCGTCGCGCCCTTCCCACTCCTCGTCCACCAGCTCCCAGGTCGATAGCGGCCGCTGATACGGCGCCGGCTCGGGTTCTGGCTCGCTCAGGCGTTCGCTTGCTGGATCCGCTTCCATTCCCGCTCCACGGCGCGCTGGGCGCTGCTCTTTTCGGCGTACAGGTGCAGCAGCCGTTTGGGGCTGGCCTGGTCGCCTTCGGTGAGTTTCTTCTGCTCGCCGGTTTTCTCGTCGCGGTACCAGGCGAGCACGCCGGTGTAGTTGCCGGCCTCGGCCAGGTCGGCGATGTCGTCGGCGTCCGGCAGCTTGGATTCCAGCTCCAGGGCGGTGGTGTAGCTGTCCGGCGTGAATGAGTGCCGCACGTTCGCGCCGAGCCAGACCACGGCGTCGATGTCGGCCTTCACGCCGATCAGGCTGTAGGTGAGTTCGGGGATCAGGTCCGGGCGGCCGCGGGCCAGGGTGTAGCTGAGCGTGGCGGTACCGCGCTGCAGGCGGGACCACTCGGCGCGGGCGGCACGCAGGGCGGCTTCCTGGTCGGTGTAGGTGTGGCGCAGGTCCTTGAGGTTGTCGCCGCCGCCGGCGATGGCCTCCTTCTTCTCGGCGCTGTTGAGCTCGTAGTAGTAGGCGCGCACGCCGCTGTAGCTGTCGCGGTCGGCCTGCAGGTAGCGGTGGCCGTCGCCATCGGCGCGGGTGAGCGTGATGTGCGGCAGCGCGGCGCCGCTGGCGGTGGTGCTCTTGCCGGCCGGCATGAACAGCAGGCGCCCGGCCTTGATGCTGGCGATGGCGTCGAACTGCTGGCCCAGGCGGCTGAGCAGGTTGGCGTCGGATTCGTTGGCCTGGTCGACCTGGGCGAGCTGGATGACCGACAGCGCCGCGCTAATCACCGGGCTCAGGCCATAGGCAGCGGCTACGGTCTGGACGATGGCGCCGAGGGTTTGGCTGCTCCAGCTGCGCTCCTTCTTCGATTTGAGCCCTTCGCGCAGGTCCGCGCTGCGGGCGCGGATGCTGAGCACGTCCGGCGCGCCGCTGTGCTCGACCTCGTCCACGGTGTAGCTGCCCTTGTCCACCAGGCCGGTGTCGTGCCAGCCGAGCCAGAGGCGCACCACGGCGCCGCGCGGGGGGATGGCCAGCAGGCCGTCGTGGTCGCTGAGGCTGATGCTGAGCTGGTCGGCCTCCATGCCGCGGTTGTCGGTCAGCTCGATGCTGATGAGGCGCTGCTCGATCGCGCTGGTGATGTCCTGCCCGTTGACTACCACCCGGCAGATCGGCTGCGGGTAGGCGGTGGCGTCGCGGTACTTGTCCGCCGCCTGCTGGGCGTAACCCTTGGCCTGGTCGAGCAGGCCTTTGCCCTGGGTGAGCAGTTCCTCGATCACAGCAGCCTCCGCAGGAGGTTGCCGCCGGCGGCGATGGCGCTGCCGAGCAGATCCACCCGGCCATCGTCGATGCGTTTGAGCGAGAGGGTGAACTCGATGCGGCGCGCCTGGCCGTCGCGGAAGAACAGCGTGCGCGTCTCGCTCAGGCTCTCGATGACCCAGGTGCCGTAGATTTTCCCGGTGCCCTCCACCAGCGGCCACGCCTTGCCGGTGTCTGCCATGGTGCGCAGGGCATCGAGGCTCAGCTGGCTGCCGGCCAGCGCGGGCAGCAGCACGCCCGGCAGGGTGATGCTGTCATCACCGCGCCCCAGGTACTGGCGCGCCGGGTTGGTGCCGATGCGGTTGGTGGAGCCGTGCCGCCATTCGGTCTGGCGCTGGAATTCCTGGTAGGCCAGGGTCTCCAGGCTGAACACGAACATGCCGAGGGCCATCATCATGGTCTGCTACTCCTGGTCGAATAGGGATGAGCGGGCACGGGCGCCCTTCTCGCGCTCGATGCGCTCCAGCTCGGCGCGCACCATGCGCGCGATCGCGGCAGGGTCCATGCCGGGCGCGGCGGTGATGTTGACGTTGTAGGTGTTGCCACCTGCGCCTGCTGCGGCAGCCGGCGCGCGCGCCGCCAGCGGTGGGCGCGAGTCGAGCGGTACATCGGCGGCCAACGCGGTAGAGGCGCCCGACTCCATGCCGGCGAGCGCGGCGAACGGGTTGCCGGCGCTGGCCAGCGCGCTGCCGCCGGCATCGGCCAGGCCCTGGCCCACGCCTTCCATCGCCGCGAAGGGGTTGCCCTGCCCCTGCTCGAGGCCCACCGCGAGGCCGTCCATGGTGTGGCCACCGAGCTCGGCGAACACCCGCGATGGCGAGTGGATGCCGAGCAGGTTCTTGAAGGTGCCGATGACGCTCTCGGCCGCACCGCCAATCGCCGCGGTGAGGTTGGGGAGCATGCTGGTGAAGCCGCTGATGAGCCCCTGCACCAGGTTGCCGCCGAACTCGCTGAATTTGCTCGGCAGCTCGACGCCGAACCAACTCATCACGCCGGCAAACGCACGGTAGAGAAAGCCCAGCGGGCTGAAGTTCAGCAGCAGCGCGCCGATGCCGGCCAGCCCACCGGCCACGCCCTGCTTGATCTCAGCCCAGAGGCCAAGGAAGAACGGGCCGACGCGGCTCCAGTTGGCGTAGATCAACGTGGCGCCGAGGGCCAGCGCGCCGATCAGCGCCCCCACGGGGTTGGCCATGGCCGCGGTGGCGACCAGGCGCAGCCCGGTGGCGACCAGCGGCAGCGCGGTTTTGCCCAGGTTGAACAGTGTGGTGGCCAGGCCGCCGCCCTTGATGCCGAGCAGCGTCATGCCGTAGCGCAGCACGGCGAACGGCCCGAGCATGCTGGCGATCGCCAGGGTGAGCCCGCCCATGCCAGCCATGAGAATGCCCACGCCCGCGGCCGTCTTGACGATGTTGGCGGCCAGCTTGGGGTTCTCGGCGATCCAGCCCTTCACCCCGCCGATGATGCCGGTGATGGTCTGGGTGATCTCGCGCATGGGGCCGTTCTGCTGCTCCTGCAGCTGGATGCCCAGATCCTCCCAGGCGCTGCCCATGGCCGAGAGGTCGCCGCGCAGGTTGTCGGCCATGGTCTTGGCCGTGGCGCTGGCTTCGCCCTCGGTGTTCTTGAGGGTGCTGACGAACTCCTGCAACGCGCCGCTGCCGGCCTGGGCGACCAGCACCTGCATGCCTGCGACCGCTTCCTCGCCGGCGATGGCCTTGAGCAAGCCGGCACGATCGGCGTCGCCCATGTTCTTGGTTTTCTCGTAGATCTCCTGCAGCACGGTGGGCATGTCGCGCAGGTTGCCCTGGGCGTCCACGGCGCTGATGCCGAGCGTATTCAGGGCGTCCGCTGCAGCCTTCGGTGGTGCGCTCAGGCGGTTGAGAATGGCGCGCAGCGCGGTACCGCCCATGCTGCCCTGGATACCGGCGTCACCCAGCTTGCCAGCCATGGCGGCGACGGTCTCGATGTCCTGCCCGACGCTGGCGGCCACCGGCGCGGCGTACTTCATCGTCTCGCCGAGCATCTGCAGGTTGGTGTTGGAGCGGGTGAAGGTGCCGACCAGGACGTCCCCCAGGCGCCCGGTTTCGCTCGCCTGCAGGTTGAAGCCGGTGAGGATGTTGGAGGCGATGTCCGCCGTTTCAGCCAGGCCACTGTCGCCCGCCTTGGCGAGGTCGAGCATGCCCGGCATGGCCGCCTGGATGGATTCGGCCTTGAAGCCGGCCATCGCCAGGAATCCCTGGGCTTCTGCCGCCTGCCCCGCGGTGAACTGGGTGCTGGCACCGAGCTGGCGGGCCTGCTCACGCAGCGCGGCCATCTCTTCCGAGGCGCCGTCGAGGCGGGTCAACGCCTGCACCTTGCTCATGGCCGCGTCGAATTCCAGCCCGGGCGCCATCAGTTGCGCGCCGGCGTAGAGCATGCCGCTGCCGGTGGCCAGCCCGCCGGCACCGGTGGCGGCCATGCTGCCGGCCATCTGCTGGGTGCGGTCGTAGTCGGCCTTGGCCTGGCCGAGGCGCTTCTGCTGGGCGGTGAGCTGCTTGAGGCGCTGCTCCTGCTGGCCCATGGTCTGGTTGGTGCGCTCGATGCGCTGGCGCAGCTCGCGTTCGTGGTCGGAGAGGTTGCGGGTGCTGATGCCCGCCTCGCCCAGCTTGCCGCGCAGGCCCTGCAGCTCGCGCTGCTGCTCGTTGTGTTTCTGCTTGAGGGCGTGGCCCTGGCGGACCGCGCTCTGGAATTCACGCGTCAGCGCCTTGGTAGGCGCTTCGGCTGCAGCCATTTCGCGGGACAGCGCCTTGATGCGCTCGCGGTTGGCTTGCAGGGCGCCGCCGGTTTGGTCGGCAGCGCCCTTGAGGTTACGGAATGAACTGACGTCCTTCTGCAGGGCCTGCAGGCCCTTGAGTTCGCCGCGGGTGTCCTTGAGCGCACGACCCAGGCTGGTCGCGCCGCTGGCAATGGTGCGCAGTGGGCGCGTGGCATTGTCCAGCGCCTGGAGGTTGACCTTGAGGTTCAGATCACGCGCCATGCGTGCGCTCCCATCGTTCGATGGCGCGCTCGCGCCAGTCCATCAGTTCATGCAGGGGCATGGCGTTCATCTGCTCCGGCCCCCAGTGGAACACCAGGGCGATGTCCGCCATGACGTCGTCTACGCGGCGGGGGATTCCGCCGTGCTGCCCGTCTTCTGCAAAAAACCGGCGATGGCATCCGCGCAGCCCAGCAGATCGGCCACGTCCAGGGCCGCCACCTCCTGCTCGGTGAGTGTCGGCTGGCTGATGCGCGGCACCAGGCGGATGGTGGCGTTGACGTCGCCGTTGATCAGGTCCGCCAGCTTGAGGCCGCGCAGCTCGCCGGCAGCCGGCTTGCGCAGGGTGATTTCGGTGATGCTGTTCTCGCCGCGCTTGATGGGCTGCTCGAGGACGATGGGTTCGCTGGTCTTGCTCATGGGTGTGCTCCTTGGGGTTGGGGTAGCCGCAGCACTTGGTGGCTGCTGCGGGTTGCGAAACGGTGGGCGTTGGCCGCGCATGACTTACAGGCCGATGGCCTTGCGGTGCTCGGCGAGGCGGTCTTCGCCGTTGACCATGAAGACGAAGTTGAGCAGGTCGATCTCGATCTCGACGTTGCCGTCCACGCTGAGCTTGTAATAGGTGCAGGTG